CATTGCCCCGGGCAAGCACGACGCCCAGGGCATCGGCAGCGCAATTACCTACGCCCGTCGTTTCGGCCTGTCTGCTTTGGCCGCCGTTCCGGCTGGCGTCGACGACGACGGAGAAGCTGCCGTTGGGCGGGGGGATCCGCGCCACGCTCGAGGGGGGCCTTCCCTGCCCCCTTCGGTCGTGGTGCCCCCGCCCACTGCGGTCGTCCCGTTCGACCCGCCAGCACCGGTGGCCTACGACAAGGACCTGCCGAAGGACGCGCCCGACCCATACCCGTGCGCGTACACGCCCGAGGAGCTGCGGCCGGTGTGGCGGGCCCGTGAGGGCGACGTGCCCTCGAGCCGGGCGAGGACGTACTACACCGACGCCGTCGGCAAGATCATCAGCATTCAACTGCCTGACGGCCCCAAGAAGCCCACCCGCGTGCTGCTGTGGTCGACCACCAGCCAGGGCGGCGTCTACTTCTCGTCGTTCCGGTCGTGGACCCAGCCCGAGGGGGCAGGGGCCACCATCCGGCTGACCGGAGTGACGAGCACTGAGAAGGACGGCAAGCGCTACTGGAACTTCGAGCGTGCCGAGAAGGCCACGCCCATCGACCTGGGGGACCACCATGACCTTCCGTTCTGACGATGACACCCCGTCGTGGGGGGCCAACTGGCACTGCCTGCTCCGAGCCTTCCCGGCGCTCACCCGAGCGCCCGAGGCCCAGCAGCAGGGATTCCACGAGCGCTTCGGCAAACTCGACCAGCGGCTGGTGGCGATGGCCATTGAGCGGGCCCGCGAGTCCAAGACCGGCAACACCATCACCGTCGAGTACCTGCAGAAGGGCTACGCCAGGCTGGTGCCCCGGTACGACGCCGAGCAGCCGTCCATGGCGGCTCGGATCGTGTCGTACTGGTCGTTCGCGCCACGGGGCACGGGCAAGGCCGCTGGGCCCTTCCGGACGGCAAGGGAGGCCGAGAGGGCGGGCGGCCGCCCGAAGGCCCTGTGGGTCAAGCCCGGCGACGGTTCGTGGTTCGCCGACCTCGAGGACACCGAGCCGCTGCCCAGGGAGGACCAGTGTGACGCGCTGTTACACGTCGAGGCCCTGCTGTCGACGCTGCCACGCCACGACGACAAAGGCACCTGGCACCTCACCGAGCCCGGCCATTTCCAGCAGTTTGTCGACGGCGGGCGGGCGCTCCTGGCGGCCCCCCCTAGAACCCCCCCATTGGGAGTTGAAGCACCCGAGGAGCGTGCGAGCCCTAGCGAAGCATCGTCCCGCAGGGCGCTTCATACCTCCAGCACTGGGGGTTTGTCAACCCCCCCCAACGGAATTAGAGACGCAGGCGGACTGCGTCTACCGACGCACCGCCTGTCGGACGAGATGGTGGAACGATTCGCAGAAGCCATCGACCGGCGGGATGACGGATCGGCCTATGGGCCGACCGCACCCGGCGGTCGAGGAGGAGAAGCATGAAGGACAAGACAGGAGAACTCGAAGCAACCATCCGCGCCATCGAGGCCCTAGCCGACCGGGCAGTCGATCTCAGGCGGGAGAAAGACCACCTGCAGGCGCAGCTGCGCATGCTCGAGGTCGAGAACGCCAGGCTGCGCGCCAGGCTGTCCCACTACGAAACGAACGAAATCGAGCGCCGACTGGCAGACGGGACTGGCTGATGGGACGCATGCAGAGAAACAAGGGCGCCAGGGGAGAACTCGAGGCCGCCGAGATGCTGCGCAAGCACCTGGGCATCGCAGCCGAGCGCTCGGCACGCAACGGCGTCGACGGCGCCAGCGACCTCGATACCTCGATGACATTCTGGAAATGGGAGGTGAAGAGGTACGCCCGCCTTGGCGTCGAGTCGATCATGCAGCGGGCCGAACTCGACCAGGCGGCCAGCGCCAACCGGCTGGACCACACGGCGCTCCTCATGCGTGCCGACGACTGCGAGTGGCTGATCGTGCTGCGCCTGCACGACGTGCCCCAGTTTCTGCGTGACCTCGAGATCCAACGCATGCGGGATCCCTGATGGGCCTACCTCGCAAGTGGGATCCGATGCTGCAACCCAAGCCCGAGCACAAGGGCAAGGGCAGGGGTAAGACGTGGCATAGGTTCAAGGAGAAGCTACGCAAGGCGCGTGGGATCTATGCGTGTGAGCAGTGCAGGGCCATCGTGGACTCGTTGGAAGGGCACCACGTGGTCAGGGTGCATGACGATCCTGATCGTGAATACGACCCGACCAACATCCGTTTCCTATGCCCAGTGTGCCATAAGGCGCAACACACAATAGGTAGTGGTTGATGTGTACCCCCCCCCATAGGGGGGGTACCCCCCCCCTCCTTCCCCACCCGCCGTCGCCCGACAGCGTATCGCCGTATGCATTCATCCATCATTGAAACATCGACGGCATGGGCGTACGCAACGGCGGCTAGCGGCGGCGTGTCTGACGTAACTGCTGCTTCGCTGACGGCTTACGCTCGACGGGCCGAGGCCGGCGGCTACGACGGGGCGGTGGTCGAGGCGTTCGCTGCCACGCTGCCGGCCGACGTGGTGCTGTACCCGTACTGGGTGCCTGTTCTTGCCGACACCATCGCCAGGCGTGAGCGGTGCAGGGTGGTGTCGTTCTCGGTGCCTCGCAGCCACGGCAAGACGCTCCTGGCCGCCCTGCTGGCCGGATGGGTCCTGAGAGACCCCGACGCCGATCGGCTCGTTGTGAGCGCCGCCACGGCCCTCGCACAGGCCCGCCTGTCCATGCAGGCCCTAGCCAAGATCCACTGGCCGGCTGACGGCAAGACGACGCCTTGGGCGGCACGCATGTCCAACAACCAGCCGATGCTGCGCCATGGCAAGGGGACGATGCTGCCCATCGCCCGGGACGCCAAGCGGGCGGACGGCGTGACGCCTGCGCTGGTGCTGGCCGACGAGGCGGCCCGCCTGCAGGGCGACTACCTGAGTCGGCTGATGACGGCGGCGACCAAGACCGCCGAGGGGCGGCTGCTGATGACCACCACGGCCGATGACGATCTCAGCCTGCCCTGGGCCGGTTGGCGGCAGGAGGCCGAGGCGCAGCTGCTGGCCGGCCGGCTGCGCGAGGACTGGGCGGTGCACCATTGGGCGTCCGATGCGGGCGCCGACATCCACGACCCGGTCCAGTGGCGCAAGGCCAACCCGCAGCTGTGGATTGAGGGCGGCCACATCACCGAGGACACCATCCGGTCAGAACTGGCGTTCCTAGGCAGCCGGTCGGACGGCGTCGAGGAGTTCCGCACCCAGCGCCTGAACCTGCCCGGCGGCAGCCTCGCCAGCGTCGGCATCGACGCGGCCGTGCTCGAGCAGGCCCGATTCGACTGGCGCCTTGAGGACGTGCGCGGGCGCCGGGCTTGGGCGTTCATCGACTTCAGCCTGGGGAGCGTCGTGGGCGCCCGCGCCGACCTGACGAGCGTGGGCGTGGTGGTCGACGGCGGGGAGTTCGGGCTGCTCCGCACCTGGTCGTTCACCTGCGGGGAACTCGGGCACATGAAGCAGCAGCGGCCCTGGCTGCACGAACTGGTTCAGCAGGGGCACGTCCAGCACAACGACGGTCAGCTGATCGACTTTGACGCCGTCGAGGGCCTGCTGGGACAACTTGCTAGCACCCTGCACCTCGAGGCCGTCGGCGTCGATGAGGTCGGGTGGACGCAGAACTGGGTCCGGCAGGTGATGGTCGACAAACTGAACCTGCCCGTGGAGGCCCGGTCCCAATCGATCCGGGAGCAGGCACCCGCCTGGTCGACGTTCGTGGCCCTGATCCGGATGAAGGCGCTCCGCTACCACGACGACCCGGTGCTGTTGCACCAACTCCGGCACGCCACGACCAAGACCTACGACGGTGGTTTAGTCAAACTGCAGAAGCGGGACGGGCAGAACATCGATGCCCTAGTGGCCGCCTGCAACGCGGCCCGCCTGTTTGAGCTGCGCGGGCGCTCCCAGCAGTGGATGCCGCCGTCTGGCGTGATGACCATCTGACGCTACCTAGCGGACAAATCGACAATTTGCGGAATGTGCCAAAAAATGGCGCACTCGCCTATTGACAGAAAAAGCGCGTACTCAAACTGGGGGAGGCGTGGGATTCCTCTCGCGCCTACGCAGCTACTTCATCGGCGGCTTCGACGCCAGCCTGCTGGTCGAAACCTCGTCGGCAGGCGAGGTCGAGGCCCTGCCCGGCGTCCAGCGCTGCATCGAGGGCATCTCGAGCATGCTGGCCAGTGTCACGCTGTGCGTCTACGACAGCGCAGACCAGGAGGTGCAGCCGGCTGCCCTGAGCCTGCTGACCGGCCGAGCGACCGAGATGGTCAACGGGTGGGAACTGCGGCGGTGGATGGTCACCGAGGCATTCACCCAGGGCAACTCCTACGTCTACATCGCCAGGACTTACGCCGGCGAGGTGGCGGAACTCATCCCGCTTGACCGCGGCCGGGTGACCATCGACTGGACCTCGAGCCCGTACCGCTACCTGCTGGACGGCAAGCCCGTGCCGTCGTCGGACCTAATCCACACCAAGAGCGGCTACAGCCGGTGGGCGTTCATCGGTGAAAGCCCGCTGGACAAGTGCCGCACCCAGCTGCAACTCGTCAGCGACCTCGATACTTGGGCGGCCACGATGGCGGCGACGGGAACTACCCGCCGGCTGTCGTTTCAGTTCCCCACCCCGATCAGCGAGCAGGCGAAGCAGACGATCCTGCTTGGCTGGAAGGCCAAGCATGCCCGCAGCGGTGGATCCGCGGAGCCTCTGATCATCGACGGCGGCGGCAAGATCGAGGGCGTCAGCGGGCAGGGCGACCTCGACGCCGTGACGGCGGCCCGCACCGCGGCCATGGGCGAAATCGCTCGAGCGCTCAACGTCCCGCTGTCTTTCCTGG